GTAGAAATACTTCTCTCCACTTTCTGTCTATCTCTACATCATCCATCTTGTGACAATCACTAAGCTGGACTCGTATTAAACTATCTGGGTAAACTATTTGTGTTGCTTTTAAATGCATACATAAAAATGGGGCAGCCCCTTGTGAGGGCCGCCCCTACCTACTAACTATTAAGCAAGCTGATCACGATCAACTTCGTCAGCAGAGTTGGCAACAGTGTTCATGTCAATAACAACTGCGTACACACGAAGCTTACCGGACGTAACATCTGCAGAAGCAGCGATCAACTTAACGTCAATCGTGTCAGTCGTGGTAACCAACTGAGTAAACGTAGCTTGACTTGTGAGGTTAGCACCACCGTTAGTACCAGCAGCCAGATAGCCAGTGGAAGTAACAGAAGCACCATCAACAATGTCATCGCCTTCAGCAAAGTCAATATCAACCGTGGGCGTAGTTCCATTAAATACAGTCAGAACTTCCGCACCAGCAGCGACAATGAATGTGCCAGCAGGGATTTCAAGCACTTGGAAAATGTCGCCATTGACGCAAGTGTAGTTAGCAATTTTGCTGATATCAAGAATCGCCTCAACCATATACGCTTGATTGCGTACATCGGGAAGAGTAGCGACGCTATTAGCAGCAGTCGAAGACTTGGTAGAACCAAGAGTTAGATCATACGTAGCCATTTATAGTTTCTCCCTTAAGCAACGTTGTAACGAGCAACGGTAAGAGCCTCAGGACGGAGAATTTTCCGACCATAGAGGTGCATACCACGCACAATATCAGCGAAGCTGTCGGGGTCACGATAGCTTTCTGTCTTAGTGATCTGCTGAGCCGTAGCCACAGAAGCGTTAGTACCAGCAACGATGATGCCGAAGTTGGAAGACTGGTTGGCAGCACCAGTAGTGCCGGGGCCAGTACCGATCTTGGGCAGGTTGTTGGAAACGTACACTTTGAAGCCATGCAGGTTGTTTAGAACCAGACCATTCTGCAGACCAGATCCACCGAAGTCAGCATTCAGCAGACGGCTGTCCTCGTCCTTAAGCACCTCAAGGAACACAGGATCGATCACCAACCAACGGCCCGTGGTGTCAACAAACTGAGTGTCCATCAAGCGGCTCATACGAGCAACGATTGCCAAAGGCGAAACCGTGCTGGTGCTGTTAGAAGTAGCACCGGGGAAACGGGGGGCAATAGGAATCGAATGCGACACAGTAGCACCAGTCGTGGTGATGTTACCAAAGCTAGCTTTGCCAAGCTTCATGCTGGTGAGCAACTCGTCAGAACCGGCTGTCGAAACAGCTTTAGTACCGGGAGCAGTCGTACGAGCAGAAGAAGCATTAGCGTTCTTAGCTGTTTGCTCAAAGCCACAGAGGTAGCCAAGAACGTCAGCGTCATACTGGTCACGCAGACGATAAGCAGCACGATCAGAAGCCAGCGACATGAAGTTCACATGGCTGTGAGCAGCTTCGATGTCATCCATCTTAAATGCAAAGTAGTTAGCTTGATCAACAACAAGGGTGAAATCCTCGTCATCCAGATCTTGTGCAGTGATCTGAGTGCCACGAGCATAGTTCTTGACAGTGATCTCAGGCTCTTTGATAACCTTAACGGAATCGCCAAAGTTAGCAATCTCGCCAAAGTAGTCAGAGTTAGTGATAGCTTCAACAGTAGAAGCTTTACGGAAAGCAAGTTGTACCTGCTTGGAATAAATTACGGGGCTAAAGTTACCATTAGGTAGATTGCCATAACCCGCAGCGGTGGGAAATGCCATGATGTATGTCCTCCTAAGACAATGTAAAAGTTAAAATAATTCCTAGCTACAATAAAGTAACTAAAATTAAATACGCTTTAACACTACCTACAGAGGCTGAAGTTGCTAGGTGCGCCATCGGTTCGGATGCCTCCTTACCTAGACGGGCTATCAACGAATCAGGTGTATCTGTGTTCGTTGTTATGCGTTACAAGTTTTAATTAAAAAAGTTGGTAACCTGTGCAGCAGGGGCAACTTACTGAAAGAAAAGAGAGTTTATCCCTTTTCCCCCAGTTATATTACTATTTTACAAAATGTCAAGTATTATCTTGCGTTACCTGTCAAATCGTAAATAAACTTGCCAGCACGAATTGCAGTTACAATTTCTTCCTGCCTTGCTTCGTACTCCCGTGCTGACATCTTTTCTACCTCAGACTCTCGCAGTACCCCAGCTTCTGAAGCTTTATCCGGGGATGAACTACGGCTAACTGCCACACCCTTGGCTGCTTCTTTCTCGGATTCCTTACGGGTCTTCTTGTCCGTACGGATTCCCATATCAGCCTTGTAAAGGTCAATTGCTCGTGCGGCAGATACAGCGTCTGTTTCATTCTCATACAAAGCTTGCTGCACCCACTTAGGCTGTGCTTCCACCCAAGAATGAAACTCGTCTTGGTCACGGATCTGATCAAAGTCAGGGTGTATCCGCATAAGTTCTGCTTCAGCCTTTTGCTTCAATGCATCCAACTGCATCTCATTAATCTGCTTAAGCCGGGTTTCAATATCAGCAGCTTGCTCTTTTGCCTTCTTGATTGCAATTGTTTCTACAATCTTGGCAACATCCGGGTACTCAGAAGCCCACTTCTGCAACTCTTCTTCAGACTTAGGCAGCTTAATCTGCTGCTTAGTTGACTGCTCTAGTTGCGTACGGAGTTCGTCAATCTGCCTTTGAAACTCCATTTGTTGCTTCTGTGAATGCCTACGCAAATCACCGTACCGCTTTTTAAAACTTTTTTCTTCAGCAGACGTTGGCTCTTCGTCCATTTCATCTACAGGTTTTGGTTCTGCTACGTTTTGTTCTGTCAATGCTTTAAGTTCTTTTTCTTCTTTTTCAATTCTTTCATCAAGAACAGAACGTTTTGCAAAACCAGAATTCTTAATTAATGCAGCTTTTGGTGTATTATCCACAACTACTTCATCTACTGCGCTCATGCTTTTCCTTTCATTTGGGGCCAACCGTAGCCAGTATTACTGGGGGATCAGGTAGCCATCAATAAGGGGATTTACTACGCTAGTTGTGCCGCCAGCCCCTTTCTGGTTTTCGGCATATTAGTTGCGGATTTTACCACGGTTTTACGCTTTTTAGCAAGCCCACCTTTTGCCATCTTTACTTCGCTATACCCAGCCGGGATTGGCATTTGGGGTTCATCATCTTTAAATGGAATATTAATTCTATTACCTTGTTCATTCTCAAAAGTCTTAAGATCGTATTTAGATACACCAACTTCCTGTAGACCCACAGTAGCAGTAGCAGCACTGGCTGCATCGCCTAGTTCATACGAAGCATCACCATCCCCTGCTCTTTTACGTGGGGCGACAGCAGGTGTCGGGAACAAAGACTCCAGCAAAGTTTTACCCAAAGCTTTTTGTGCATCTTTAAGAATCTTATTACCCACAGCATTCCAATCCAAATCTTTATCTGGAGTAGGGAGTAGTTCTATTTTTTCAGAATCAATACCATAATCAACTTCACCGGTTGCAGTAGTCGGGCGAGTAGGTGCTACTTCATATTGTTGCTCACCTTCTGTTGCAAATGTAGATGTTGGGGTTGGTTCTGGTGCAACGAGTGAGAAGTCCCCACTTGGGGTAGTCGGCTCAAACGGAGTAGCAGTTACACCGGGTGCTGAAGTTTTTAAAGGTTCAAAACCTTCTCCAGTTGCTCCCGGGGTAATCCCCCCACCTAGAGGCTTAGCTTCTTCTAAAGAAATTGTCGGAGCAGCAGGTTCATCCTTAAATGCTTCTTTGACAACATTAACAACTTCGCCAGCACCAGCAACTGCACCACCAACTAGTGCACCTTTTGTTGCATCACCACCAGACAACTCGGCTGTAACAGCACCACGAGTAGCCCCTTTAGCAACATTGCCTGCTACTTGTGAGCCAGTTTCCCCAGCAACAGTAGTACCTACTTTAGACCCAGCTTCACCAGCAACATACGAAATGGCGTATGCTTTACCAATGTCTTCAATACTGCTCCCTTTAGCAGCAGCATCAGCAGCATTAATGTAAGGGACTAACTGTGGATTACCTGTAGCTACAGCAGCAATTGTGGCTACAGTTTTAATAGGGTCGTTTAGCATTGGTTGCAAAACATTTTTATCAACCCACGATAGTGCATCACCAATAGCGTCACCTACGTCTTCAAAGACATCACCAACAGCTTCAAAGACATCACCTACTGCCTCACCTACATCCTCAAGCCCTTTGCCTATGTCTTCTACAATAGGTATTCCACTATTACTCATTCTTATTTCTCCACAGTAAAGGCATACTTATCGCCTTCTTTTGTAACTTCTACTGAATACCCCAAGCTTTGCAGCAAAGAAATAACTTTTGTATTTTCTGTAATT